TCTGGTGCCCGCGCAAGACGGCCACCGACAAGGCCGGCGACCGGCACGCGCCGTACCTGGTCTGGTCCGCGGCCGGCCAGCTCGAGCTGACCGAGGGCAACAGCGTCGATTACGGCTCGATCCGCGCCGCCCTGCGCAAGGCCCGCGACGAGTGGGGCTGGGATGTACAGCAGATCGGCCTGGACCCGCACAACGCCCGCTACCTCTGCACCTGCCTGGCGGAGGAGGATCACTTTGTCGTGTTCGAGCACCGGCAGGGCTTTATTTCGATGAACGATCCCATCAAGCAGACCACGCGTCTGCTGTTGGAGCACAAGCTGCACCACGGCGGCCACCAGGCGCTGGCCTGGTGCGTGGCCAACGTGGTCACCCGCCAGGACCCGGCGGGCAATCTCAAGTTCGACAAGGAAAAATCGGCCGAGAAGATCGACCCGGCCGTGGCCCTGGTGATGGGCTGCGGCATGGCGATCGCCGGCAAGGAAACTTTGAGCTTCAAACGCACGGGAGGCCTGCGAGTGCTATGAGATTCGCACAATTCAACCCGATCCGCGCCCTGCGCACGCTGTACACCTACCTCACCCAGCGCATCGCCGACCGACGCTTCTATCTCTGGGCCGATAGCTCGGCCGGCGTGCAGGTCTCGCACCAGGTCGCCATGGCCCTGTCGACCTACGCGCGTTGCGTGGCGATCATCGCCGGCGACATGAGCTGCCTGGACCTGGTGCTCAATCGCCGCCGCGGCGACGGCGGCAAGGAGCTGGCCGTGGGCCATCCGGACTGGAAGATTTGGAACTTGCGCCCCGCGCCCTACCTCACCCGCCAGCGTTTCGTCGAGGCGCAGATGTCCAGCGTCTTGACCCGCGGCAACGGCTACTCCGACATCGAGACGGCCGGCGGCCGGCTGCTGGCCCTGCACCCCATCGACCCGCGGATCTTGCAGCCCTTGGGCATCAAGGACGACAAGATTATCTACCAGTACGACCATCCCCACGGCGGCAACCTCTATCCGACCAGCGACCAGGTGTTTCACCTCCGCGGCTTCAGCGAGGACGGCCTGACCGGCGTGCCGCCGCTGCGCTGCCTGCGCAACTCGCTGGGCCTGGCCGTGGCCCAGGAGAATTTCGCCGGCGCGCTGTTCAAGAACGGCGCGGTGCCCAAGGGCGTACTGACCTACCCCGGCGCGCTCACCGACGACGACTTCGAGGCCGTCAAGGAGTCCTGGAAGAAACAATCCGGCGGCGAGAACCAGAACTCGATCGCCATTCTGGACCGGGGTGTCAAATGGGATCCCAGCGGACTTTCGCCGGAGGACTGCCAATTCCTCGAATCGCGGCGGTTCCAGAAAGGGGAGATCGCCGGCTGGTTCGGCGTGCCCATGCACCGGCTGAACGAGATGGACCGCGCCACCTGGGGCAACGTCGAGAGCCTGGGCCTGGAGTACGTGATCTACACGCTCACGCCCTGGATGGTCCGCTTCGAGCAGGAGGTCAACGCCCGCTTCTATCCCGACGGCGACTATTTCGTGGAGTTCAACTTCGACAGCCTGTTGCGCGGCGACCTGGCGGCCCGCGCCAACTACTACCGCACCCTGTTCGGCATGGGGGTGCTGTCCATCAACGAGATCCGCCGCCGCGAGGGGCTCAATCCGACGGCCGAAGTGGGCGACATCCACTGGATGCCGCTGAACCTGGCCCCGGCCACCGACGTGCTGGCCTCCCCCGATCAGCGCGGCCTTCTGGCGAGTAGCGGAACTCGTGAGAGTCCCGCCCTGGACAATTCCGCGCTGGCCGATTACTTCCGCCGCATGCTCCCCCACCTCCCCGGCGCCAACCCCGCCGGCCCTCCCGCCGAGCAGGCCCGCGCCTTCGCCGAGGACGCCCTGCGGGGCGTCCTGCGGGCCCAGGGCCGCGTGCTGGCGGCCATGATCGAGCAGGACCTGGGCGACGGCCACGACGACCTGCACCGTTTTGCCCGCCGCGCCGACGGCTTCCTCCGCGGCCAGCGGCAGCCGCTGGTCGAGGCGCTGGCCCCGCTGGCGGCGATCGCCGGCGGGCAGGAGCAGATCGAGGCCGCCGCGGACGCGGAAATCCAGGATGCAGCGTCCCAAATTTCTGCTAGACTCCTCGATCGCACTAGGCTCCGGGCCTGGGTCGCCGGCCGCGAGGCCGCGGCGACCGACCTGGTGGCGAAGCTATTTCCTGGGAAATAGGGGCCGGGCAGGGATGCCCGGCGCGGCGATGGATCGCGAAATTCGCGTCTGCCCGGCCGAGCTGGCCGAGCTGCGGGCCGAGGAGGAAGGCGGCCGGATGTTCTTGTCCGGCTATGCGGCGCCGTTCAACAGCCTCTCCACCGACCTGGGCGGCTTCCGCGAGCGGATCCGCCGCGGCGCTTTCAGCCGCGCCCTGAACGACGCGGCGACAGACGTGGTCTGCGTGCCGGACCATTCCTACCGCTGCGTCGAGGTCCTGGGCAGCACCCGCAGCGGCACGCTGAAGCTCTCCCAAAACGACTTCGGCCTCCGCTTCCGCTGCCAGTTGCCCGACACGACCGCCGCCCGCGACCTTTTTTGCGTCGGCAAGCGCGGCGACCTGCGCGGCATGTCCTTCGCCTTCGGCGTGAAGCCCGAAAACGAGCGCTGGGCGGAAGAGAACGGTGTGATGGTCCGCGACATCGACGATCTGGACCTCTACGACGTCAGCCCCGTGGTCCATCCCGCCTACCCGCAGACCAGCGTCAGCGTCAGCCGCCGCGCGCTGGACCACGCGCAGGACCTGTTGCGCCGCAGCCGCCGCCCCTACTTCCGCCACCTGGTCGAGCTGGCCCGCGCCCGCCACCGCTAAAGCCCGTCGCAAACCATCCCACTCTTTGCAAGGAACCCGCCATGCCCGTGGACCTCAAAGCCCTGGCCGATCAGCGCGCCGCCGCCCTCACCGATGCCCAAAGCCTGGTCGACAAGGCCGAGGCCGAAAACCGGGACCTGACGGCCGACGAGGAGAAGCGGTTCGGCGAGCTGATGGCCAAGGCCAAGGATCTCGAGAAGCGCGAGAAGCGCGCCGCCGACCTGGCCGCCGCCACCACGCCCCCCACGCCGCCGGCCGCGCCCGTGCCGCCGCCTCCCCCGCCGACCGCTCCCGGCGCCACGCAGCGCTTCACGCCCGCCAACGTCATCACCGGCGGCGACCATCGCCGCTACAGCCTGCTGCGGGCCATCCGCATGCATGCCAACAAGCAAAGCCTGGACGGCTTCGAGGCCGAGGTCAGCCAGGAGCTGTCAAAACGCTTCGGACGCTCGCCGAAGGGCTTTTTCATGCCCCACGACTTCGGCGACCCGCTGGGCCAGCGCCGCGACGCCGGCCTGCCGCCGAACCTCGAGCAGCGGGCCCCCGGCCTGACCGTCACCAGCGGCGCCGGCCTGGTCCCCACCTGGACCGACGCCAGCAAGTTCATCGAGCTGTTGCGCAACCGCTGCATGGTCCGCGCGCTGGGCGCGATGGTGATGAACGATCTGTCGGGCAACTTCAGCCTGCCGAAGCAATCCGGCCCGGGCCAGGCGTATTGGTTCAACAACGAGACTTCCGCCCCCACGGCCAGCAACCAGACGGTGACCCAGGTCGGACTGACGCCCTCTAGCATTGGCTGCTACACGGACATCAGCCGGACCTTCATTGAGCAGACCGCGCTGGACGCCGAGACCTTCGTCCGCGACGACTTGGCCAAGGTGATGGCCTTGGGCGTGGACCTGGCGGCCATCAACGGCTCCGGCCAGGGCGCCACGCCGCTGGGCATCCTGCAGGACAGCAACGTGGTGGTGGTGCCCATCGGCACCAACGGCGGCGCGATCGACTGGGCCAACGTGGTGGCCCTGGAGACCTCCGTCCGCACGCTCAACGCCGACATCGGCGAGATGGCCTACCTCACCAACGCCCGCGTGATGGGCGCGCTGAAGACCACGCCCAAGGTCGCCAATTTCCCGGTGTTCTTGGCCGCCGACGACGGCACGGTGAACGGCTTCCGCTGCGGCGTCTCGAACCAGGTGCCGGGGAATCTGACCAAGGGTTATGGCACGAACCTCTGCGCGGCGATCTTCGGCGTCTGGAGCCAGTTGATCTTGGCCTTCTGGAGCGGCGTCGACGTGCTGGTGGACCCCTACACCGGGGGCACCTCGGGCATCGTGCGCATCGTGATGCTGCAGGACTGCTGCATCAAGATCCGGCACGAAGAGGCCTTCGCCGTGATCACCGACATCTCCTGCTAGAAAGAGTGGCGAGGGACGAGTGGCGAGTGGCGAGAACGCGCCGCGCCGCTCGCCATGCCAACTATAGTTGGAACTACTCGCCACTCGCCACTTTGAGGGGACGTGATGCACCGAGCCGCGAAACCGCTGCTGATCGGCGACCGCCGCGTCGAGGCCGGGCAGGCCCTGCCGCCGCTGGACCCCAAGCGCCTGGCCCGGCTGGTCGAGCTGGGCCACGCCGTGGCCGTGCCCGACGGCGACGAACCGGCCGACGCGCCCGTGGCCCAAGCGGCCTCGCCGCCGGCCCCGCCGCGGCCCGGGCGCGCCCGTCCGCCGGGCATCAGCTACCGCGCGGCCGGTCATTTCCTCGTCGGCCAACGGTCCTACCAGCCCGACGAGGCGCTGGACCCCGAATCGCTGCCCGAAGAGCAGCTCCAGAAGCTGATCGTCCGCGGCCGGGTCCGCGAGACGGCCGACCTGCCGCCGCTGTTGGTGCCCGAAGTCCCGCCGGCGATCGCCGCCGGGCCTGCCACCGGTCCTTCCGCCGAGATGGCCGTGGCTCCGCCGGCGGCCGAGACGGCCGTGGCGCCGCGGCGGACCAAGAAGCGCTGACAAGGGGGACCGGCCATGACCATGCGCTATGCCCCCGTCCGGCGCCGCCACCTGATCTACCACGTCTACGCCGCCCGGCAAAACGACCATTGGCGGC